GGTATTTAGTTGGTACATCGTATAGGTCTCGCTTGTAGATAGCGGTTCCTTTAACGGTCCCAGACCAAGAAGTAGTAGATTTTTCTTTGAGGTCATATAGACACTTAGTCCCCCCGTTTATGTCAAAGACCCTTGTGTTGTAGTCATTCAACTCCACGGACAACATGCGAGGAACAAGAACCAGCCTTCCGTTACTGTCAGGAGTAAACTCTACGTCTGTCTCTGTGTTGAACCACCAGCCACGACCTTGGAGTTCTTGGTTGGTATCTAAGAGCAACCTATAGGCTTCTGAGGCGAGAGAGTTGTCCCCTACGTCGGACACAGGTGGCTCCCCTATGAAGCGCATTATCTTGTTAATCTCTACTAACTCCTCAGCTTCGTAGCTAACAGCCGTAGCTGTAACCGCACGTAGCTTAACAGCGTCCTTCAGAAGCTCTACCTTCTTGTAAGCTGGGGTTTGCTGGAACGTAGACTCTTGAATACCCATGATACGCATTTCAGCAGCGTAGTCTCGGTAGGTATCCTGAGTGCCAGCTACAACACCGTCATAGAAGGCTTTTTCGGCTGTGACTTCGATAGCAGTCTGGGCTAGTAATTGGTCTTTCTGAGCAGTCACTAATGCCGCTTGGTTTGTTGCTAAAGTGCCCTCACCTGTGAACTTAGTAGCTTGAGCATCCAGTGAGCCTTGTTGAGAAGTCTCAGTTGTGGTTTGTGCTTCTACTAGAGAACCCTGTTTACCTTTAAGAGTAGTATCAGCAGCGACGTCTGTAGCTTGGGCGTCTACAAGTGAACCCTGCTTTCCTTTGAGCGTAGTATCAGCAGCCACGTCTGTTGCCTGAGCGTCCACTAAGGAACCCTGTTTGCCTACAAATGTAGTATCGGCAACGAGTTTTAATGCTTGTTTAAGTTCCGTAGCAGCTTGGTTGTCTATAAGACTTCCTTGCTTACCTTTCAGAGTAGTATCGGCTCCTAAGTCAGTAGCTTTCGCCACCTCGGTTAAAGCTTGTTTAACAACTAACGCTTCTTGGTCGTTAATCAAAGAAGTCTCCGCAGCAACCTTTAGCGCACTCTTTAATTCAGTAGCTGCTTGATTGTCTATAAGACTTCCTTGCTTACCCTTAATGGTCGTATCAGCAACGAGGTCGAGAGCTTTTTTAAGTTCAGTAGCAGCTTGATTAGTAACAAGAAACTTTTGTTTCTGAAGAACGCCTGTCTCTTCCTGCACCTTGTTAGCTTGCTTGGCTTCGGTGAGGATTTGATTTTGAGTAAGAGCTTCTTGGGCATCAATTAACTCAGCTTCGCGAGTACGCTTGGTGGTTTCCTGAGCCTCTGTTAGTGCTTGTTGAGCCACGAGGGCTTCTTGGTCAGCTAGGAGGGATGTCTCAGCTTTAGTCTTCGCTATGGTAGCTAGTTCACCACCAAGACGTAGAGTGCCAATCTTCTCCTCTACATTCCCTTGTAGGAACATAACCTCGTCCATACCAAGACCTCTGAGTTCCGCTGGGAAATCGTTGAAGTCTAGAACGCCATTAGAGTTACGAACGTGAGCTTGTTGGAGGATGGCTAGACTGACTAGCTCCTCATTGTAACTAAATTTCTGTAGCTCTTCTGAGCCAATTAATCGTGTTTGTGCGATGCGAGAAGCACGGATTGTGATGTACCGTCGTGCTTCCTCTGGGATGTCCGAACTCCACTCGTTAGTGGTATTACTCGGATGGATATCAACATCGGCAGTAGTGTCGTAGTTGCTTCCTGTTTTTTGATTGAACCACCAGCCTTTAGACTGGATGTCGGTACTTACTTCCTCGATTGTGTTTAACGCCAGCGACACTTGCTGTGGCAGCGCGCCACCAGAAAGAGAATTAACTGGAGACTCGCCTAAGTTAGCAAGGACGATATTTACAGACTCAAGGAGAGTCGTAGAGAGCGAGGTTGTAGGCATATTATTTATCTTTCTTTTTAGGAAAACCTTTTTTCATGTTGCTATAAGCTTTGTTGCTTACAGTTGATTTGCTTTTGGGACGGCTGATGCCCAGCTTACGTCTGCGGTTGATATTCTTGTATAAACTCATATTAACATTTCCACTTTCTAAGAGCTAAAGCTTTGCGAGTTGGTCTACCTTTGGAGTCCTTCATTGGTCCTTTGACCCCACTCATCCTTGCACAGAATGAACGCTTTCTCGCCCCGCCTTGCGGTTGAGGAGCTTTAAGATTAGAACCCGTCTTCCTGTTGTAGTAGTCTCTTCCTTTTTTACTGAGACCACCTGTTTTGGATTTGTGTTCCTTTCTTAAACTAAGTCCTTTTCTTTTTGCCATTGTAATAAAAAAAACCCCACCCCTCCGAAGAGGGGCAGGGCTTGAGTAATCGTTAAGCAGGCTTCACTGCAACAGCACACTCAGGACGGAGAACTCCGTGACCCATTGCATACTTAGCAACGAAGAGCGTACCTTGACGCTCGATTTGGTATTCGCTTTCAGTAGCAAGGTCAAGAAGTTTGACCGTACCGATAGCTTCCTTAGTACCGCAAAGCATGCCGTATTCAAGAGATGAACCAGAACCAGTTGTCAACGCAGAGAAGTCTCCGTTGTAACCAGAACCATTAGCACCGAATACGTCATTGTTAGACGAGCCATCACCAGTGGTTACTGCTGAGTCATCGCCTAGTTCAGCGATGTCAACAAGATGGTTGCTCTTTACAAGACGGATACCAGCAACGCTTGCAACAGTACCAGCGTTGACGTTACCGCCAGAACCAGTGTCCTTGTTGATAGCGACGTTGTCAGATGTCAGCAACTTGTAGTAAGTTGATGGAGCAAGGATCGCAAAGCGACCTTCATCTGGAGCATCGTTCTTGTCGAGAGTTTCAGCAACAGCGTAGAGAGCATCGATGATGCCAGCAGCTGTGTTGGTAGTAGCACCAGTGATGCTTGCACCAGCAGGAGTGTTGCTGAGGTTAGCACTGTCTTGCGAAGCAGCATAGAGAGTCTTCATCGTTGCGATGTCGAAACGCTTTGCCAAAGCTTTACCAAGTTCAGCAGCATAGATGCTACGAACGTCATAATGCTTCTTGAGTTCGTCAATGTTAGCGATGAAGGTCGAGGAAACAAGAACGTCATCGATAGTGATGATCTTCTCGTTCATGCCGATGCTGGACAAGTAGCCAGAGTCGGACTCGACGATGTTTTCGCCTACAGTGTGATATTTAGCAGTAGCAATTCCAGATACTGGGAACTGCGCAGACTTCCCTGAAGAAATCGTGCGAAGCATGTGCAGGTCTTTCATCACGTTTGTCTCAGAGAAACTCGTAAGAATTTCACCAGAGAAAACTTTCAGAAAGAGTGCATCTACATCAGACCCACCTTGGATTAAACCACTACGAGTTGGGGAGAAGTCTCCGTTAGCCATAGTATTTTCCTTATGTTTTATTAGTTAGTGAGAACAGAATGTTCTCGTTAGTATTGTGGTCTTTCAGTCCTTGTATATTTTACGATCAATGAGTTGTCTGACGTATCAGGCTCAGTCGCTACTTTAAACTTAGAGTAGAAATTATTTTACTTGAGAGCTTCCAAAGTAGAAGCCCACAATGGCGAGCATGGATTGCCTAACTTCAGGAAGGATTACAAATCCCTCCAGAGACTTCCAGCCACCACCTCCTAGTCCTAAGAAACCGAGCAACCCTTTGGATGCTTCCTTTTCAATAGTAACAGGAGTGTTTAAAAGTGATAGAATGAATGGAGCTAAGATAACAGCGAATAGCACGAACAATACGAACGTTCGCCTTACCCACACACCGCCTCGTCCTGAAGCTTGTTGTGCGGACTCATCAGCTGCTTTCTGGTTAGCCAACTGCATCTCAAGGAGACGAGTTTGTGATTGAGCTTGGGCAGCAAGCATCTTCATAACGAAGCCACTCAAGCCACCACCAAGCATTGCTATTAGTTCCATACTCATAATTAAAATGCGTTCGAGACAGCGATACGCTTCTCAACTTGTTCACGATATGCAGGGTCGCTCTTGTACCTTGGGTCTTGCATAGCCTCTACCATAGAAGCAGCAGAACCAAATGCCTTGGCACCAGCTGCACCAGAGGTAGCACCTTGAGCAAGATTAGGTGCCTTACCGCCAGCAGCTAAGAACTGAGCGTACATGCCTTTGACAGCCACACGTGCTTGTTCAACAGAGCCTCTCTCAACAATATCGTTGTAAGCTTGTAGGTCTCCGTCAGCTAGATTCTCTCCAGCCCATTCACTCATAGCTGCATAGTTTGCGTTACCACCGATGGACTCTTGAATCTCTAGAGCTGACGCTGTGGAGATAGCTTCTTGTCCTTGGATGTATTGCTCAACCATTTCTCGTGGAATGCCTGCCTTATCAAGCTCTACGAAAGCTTTGTCAGATAGCTTACCATTCTCCGTAAACTCTTCTGTAGCTTTTTGGACAGCGTTGCTAGTGGAGGTTGTAGCGGAATCTTCCTCGCCTTCTGTTTGATCTTCATCTTTAGTGTTTTCCTTTTTGGATTGTTTTTGTTGTAGCTCTTTATAAGCCTTCGCTAAATCTTCCGCGCTTTCAAACTTCTCGTCTAGCCACTCAGGACGTTCTGAAGTCTCTTCGACTTCTTGTTTACCTTCTTCAGCACTAGACTCTAAAGTCTGTCCCCGTTGTTGAGCAGCTTCTTCTTGCATAGCTGCTTGTTTCTCAAGAGAAATATTCTCTTCGTTAGTATTCTCGCTTACTGTTACTGACTGATAATTAGCCATAGTTTACTGTTCTCCTCGCTCTATAGGTTGTTGTTGTAGTTTTGCTTCTTCTGACATAGCCTTGATACCTGCTGGTCCAAGTTTCTCTGCCATCTGCATTTGTTGAGCTTGCTGGGCTTCTGCCTGCATCTGCTCTTGGTCTTTAACTAGACCACTTGTTTTAATGCCGAGCGATGTTGCTCTGCGTTTAAAGTATTCTTCTACGTTAATGAATTGTTGGACAGCCTCTGGTCCCACAACCTGCGCTGCTCCTGCTAGGAACATGTCAAGCTTCTGTAGGTCGTTGCCTCTACCTAGTGCTTCCACGCCAGTGATGATGACAGGACTCACTACATTATCAGGTAACTTAGGAAGAGACTTGTTCTTGTTCATGATGGTCATCAAACGATTGACCATAGGTAACTGCATCTCAGTGCTTAGTAGAGAGTAGAGACCACCGATAGCAGCCTCTAGTTCTTGTCCGAGCATACGAATCTCTTCAGCTGTCACACGCTCTGCGTTACGAACAACTCCTGATGTAAGTAGGAACGCATGTCCCATACGCTCTTCAATCTTAGCCATGCTCTCTTGCACAACTCTGAAGTCATTGAACTTGTTTAGCTGGAGAACCGATACGTCCTGTGCGTTACCTTGTGTGATAGCACCATTAGCAGACTCAGCTAGAGTCTTTGCTCGGGTTGTGCCATTAGGGTTAACAAGGAACAATACCTTAGCTGCTGCTGAGCTACCTTCAACGAGCGCACGTGTCAGTCCTTCAAGGGACTGTAAGTCACCTAAGTATTCTTCAACGTATCCTCTGCCGTAGTCTTCTCCGTCAATGCGAGAGAACC